CAGTAAATGATTGGCGAATCCTTGTTGATGTGCTAAATCTTTCAGAAATGATGGCAAAGCACGGGATTGGCAAAGATGAGGTGTTGCCAGTGTGCGCTAAAGCACAGACAGCATTACATGAAGCCGCTATGCGCTACCAAAACACAATGAAAATGGGTTTAGATGGGGTTGGCATACAGGCTTTGAGGGATTTGTTGGAATATGCTGATTTACAACAGGGAAGCATCAGCCGGTCTGAATTCGAAACTTACGTCAAGAAAACCAAAAACTACATCAAGTCAAACGGCAATTTGGTGGTGGAAATAGAATGAACAACAAACTTTCCGCTAATGAGAGACTTCACTTAGCAAGAATCAAGGATATGCCTTGTGGTGTATGCGGTCAAGCTGGACCATCAGATGCTCATCACGTTGAACAACATATGCAATATCTTTGTATTCCTTTGTGTAAGGATTGTCACCAAGGCTCACACAACGGTATACATGGGCGTAGAAGTATTTGGAATGTAATGAAAAAAAATGAGTTATCTGTCTTGAACGATACAATCCGTAGGCTTACAATGTAATTTCATAGGGGGCAAAATGGTCAAATTCACAGCACGGGTAGAGGCTACACAGTCGAATGACCCAGTAATGCAATTCACAATGTGCTTGTTACACAGTGTTACGAATGCGCACATACTGCACCTAACAACAAATAGTTATTCCGAACACAAGGCGCTTGAAACCTATTACACTGAAGTTGGCGACCTTGTAGACGATTTTATTGAGGCATTCCAAGGCAAATACGGTTTGTTGACTAATTTCACTACAAATTATGAATTGCCTACATCAGCTTTGGTTTACATGAGATATTTGAGCAAAGAAGTGGAAACATTGCGGGTTGCTGATGGTTTTCCAGAGGATTCAGAGTTGCAAAACATTACTGACGAAATTGCTCAACTGATAGATTCAACGATTTACAAAATGCGATTTTTGAAATAACCACAGGATAAGACATGACAAAACTCAAGATTACATACAAAAGAACGACTGATTTGATTCCTTACGCAAGGAACTCACGCACTCACAGCGAATTACAGATTGGTCAAATTGCCTCTAGCATCAAAGAGTTTGGATTCACGCAACCTATTCTGCTAGATGGTGAAAACGGTATCATTGCGGGTCATGGTCGGTATCAGGCCGCTTTGAAAATGTCTATGAGCGAAGTACCAACAATCGACTTGGCTCACCTGACAGACGCGCAAAAACGGGCTTATGTCATAGCCGACAACAAAATAGCTTTGAACAGCGGTTGGGATGAACAACTGTTGGAATTAGAGATTCAAGACCTACGTGAAGCCGGTTTCAACATAGACTTGTTGGCGTTTGACCCGTCTGAACTGAAATCCGCAAGCGTGGATTATTCCGTGTTGGATGATGAAGAGATTGACGACCAACTTGATGATATGGCAAAGGGTGTGCGTAAAGCCATACAGATTGAGTTTGAGCCTGACCACTATGAAGAAGCACAAGAGTTGGTCAAGTTTTGGCGTGAACAAGGCGCTTATGTAGGCTATATGCTTCTCACGCATCTCAAGGCCGAACAAAACAAGCTGTGAAGTGCTTTTATTTGGTCGGCTATCACGGATGCGGAAAAACGACCCAAGCAAATCTGCTTGAAAAACATTTTCCTCATTACAACTACATTGGCGGCAAAGCCGGTCTAGACGCTATTGGAAGCGTGAATGAACTTGTAAAGCTAGTGAAGGCAAGCAAAACCGATATGGTCATACACGGCTGTATCTTTCAAACCGAACCAACCTTGTTGCGCTTGTCACGGCTTACACAACTGGAAATCATTGTCATGCACAGCCTACCAGAGACTGTAAAGCAAAGAACATTGAGCCGTGGTGCGGCCTCTTACAACCTTGACAAATTCAAAGCCCACTACAGTTTTATAAAAAAATTACCGTCATTAAAAAAAACCTACACGTTCGGCCTACACATAGTGAACAACAACCGGCCTACACAGGAAGTGTTTAACGACATAAGGCAAATATGTGCGCCATCATTGGTTTCATAAGTGATAACCCTACTGCTATTGCAGTAGAAACCCTCAAAAAAGTATTCATTGAGTCAAAGATTCGTGGAATGCACGCTTACGGCTATGCGGCTGTTCAACAAGGCGTGTTAATGGAACACAAATCAAACGGCCTAAAGTCTTTGTTGACTACGATTCACAACCCTACACGGCTCATAGGGCATTGCCGTTACAGCACAAGTGGCGACTACAGAGACATGATGAACAATCAACCTTTACGCTTTGGTGATGAATACCTAGTGTTCAACGGCGTGATTGATATGAGGACAAAGGCCGAAATGGAAGCGGCTTACAAAATCAAAATGCAGTCTGACAATGACGGTGAAATCATGCTTCAGGCCGAAAACCGGATTGAGATGCTCAAGTCAGGAATAACTTTCAGTGGCCTGACACTCAAATCGCATGCCCTTGCGTTTTTTCGGAATGAGGGTAGACCAGCCTACAAAGCCACCCGTTACGGCGCAACCTACATTGCTTCTACTGCCGACATTTTGCGGCGCTGTTTGCTTGAGCCTGAACCTTTGAACCCTTATGAGGCTTATGTATGGACAACATAACCGAATATTTGCGATTCCACAGGGAATCATCAGCCGCAAACGATATTGACCCTCAAAATGACTGTTTGTCGTACATTAGCGACAGATACGAACTCAACACTGAACAGCGTTATTGGTTAGCTTTTTTGTTTGGCACGTGTTACTGCGCGCCAACGGTTTTCTATCTTTACAACGAATTTCCCGATTACAGCACCGTAGATGTAGGCCGCTTGGAGCGTTTTTGGGGTCAAAACAAGCAAAAACTGGTGTTTCAGACCGATAGAGCAAGGGTCAAAAGCAATAATGAGTTTGTAAGTTGCTTCAAATCCTACCGACAAATAGTAGGTAACAATCAAGAGGCTTTTTTTAAACGCTTACAACACGCCTCAACAGTAGAAACCTACAAAAACAGCCTCAAAGCTTTAGATGGCCTTCATTATTTCGGTAGGTTTACGATGTTCATCTACCTAGAAATGGTCTCAGTGCTTACTAACACGAAGATGACACCTCACACGCTAGACCTACGCAACGCTGAAAGTTGCCGCAACGGGTTAGCCCTCGCATTAGGCCACCTACATATGTTTAGTCATTTTGAAGATAAAACGCTGAGTGATAACGATTATTCAACCCTTGAAAAAGGCTTCAATCGAATTGTTGACGCTATTCAATATGAACCTATCAGGCACAAAGACATTTTCAACATCGAAACAACCCTTTGCGCTTACAAAAAGGTAAAGCTTGGCAAACGCTATGTAGGGTTTTACATTGAGCGTATGCGTAAGGAAATTGAGGCCATGGAAAAAAACGTGCCAAAAGGCGTGGATTGGTCTGTTTTATATCAGTTTCGGAATAAAAACTATCACCCAAAATACTTGAAGGAAAAGCAATGAAACGTGTTGACCTGATACAAATCCCTCATAGCGTTAAAATCGGAGACACTTGCGGTGATATTGAACCAACAGTGACAGAAGATTGCGTGTTTTACGCTGACGGTGAGCCTGTAGGGTTTTACATCAAGGAAATAAAAGGCAAATTAGCACAACTGGTCGATGTAGCTAATGCTGAACTGCGTTCTGACAGAGTGCCTAAAAGCCTAATGAGAAGGTCTAGCGGCCTAACAAACGCTGAAAACGAAGTAGAGCAATACAGCACAATCATCGGCTCTTGCCCTCCAAAGCCTCACATGAGGCGACCATACCCAACAATGTCTAGCGTTCACTCAGTGAAATCAGCCTCAACATTCATCAAAGCGATGATGCTTGCCTGTAGGGAATCAGAGCAACTCATCAAAGAGATTACACCAAGCATTTATGAACGACAGAAATCAATTATTGAAACGAAAGTACCACCACAATGGCGCTTTGGCGAATTATTCACATCGAGCATTAGCAACTACAACATCAGCGCACCATTCCATAGGGATGCCGGCAACCTTGAAGGCTGTGTCAACGTCATCATTGCCAAAAAGCAGAATGCAAGGGGCGGTAACACGACTGTTCCGGACTACGGCGCTACAGTGGACAGTAGAGATAACTCCATGCTTGTCTATCCGGCTTGGCGCAATGTCCATGGAGTAACGCCAATAGTGCCTACTCAAAAGGGAGGCTATCGTAACAGTCTAGTGTTTTACCCTCTCAAAGCGTTCAATACATATTGGGATTGATATGCCTTACCTACCATCTAGCAACAAGTGTTCTCAGTTAGGCTGTAAGGAACAGCGTAGCAAGATGAATTCATATTGTGTACAACATGGTGGTAAAGAATGGATTAAAAGCGAAACAGCAAGCGTGTATCAAACACCGGCTTGGCGGTCTATCAGGCAAAGGCAATTATCTATACAGCCGCTATGCCAAGCATGTCTAATAGACGGGCGTGTTGAACTAGGCAATCACGTTGACCACGTGTTCCCTTGGAAGCAGATAGGCGGCAAGGCTTTCCTACACAACGTATTTCAAACCCTATGTGGCGCACACCACTCACACAAGACAGGACAGGAGCAACAAGGCAAATATGAACACTACACAAGCAATGGCCTTAAGGTATACACTGAGCATGACTACAACACGGTCATTAGGGCTAACCCTTAGAAAAGTTTTGAAACTTAAATTTTTTGGCTTCAAATCAAAGCAAGCTTGCCACCAAACGTGCGCGAAGCAAGTTGGGTTGGGGGGGTGTCTACCGAAAAAAACAGGGAATTCCCCATGGGAAGGTAAAAAATGACGAACAGACTGCCACCAGAACTACATTTGGTTCACGGGACAAAGCAATCCCACAACGCTACACCACTGCCGGAAAAAGTGCGGCAACGTATTCCCAAGGCAACTTGGATTGATGACCCCAAAAGTTGGGACAGAACAAAATTCATTGCGGAGACAGCCGATTTCCTTTGGGATACATATGGCATTGGGTCAGACCAAGATAAGCACATCTTGGGTGCGTTAGCCACTCAGATTGATGTCTACGTGAAATGTTGGGAGGGTGTTCAAAAAGGCGGCGTAATCACGGTGTTCAACAACGGTCAGACAGTTGGTCCAAATCCATTCCTAACAGCCGGTGACAAGGCGCTGTCAAGGGCAATCGTGCTTATGAACGAATTAGGGTTGACCCCTAGAGGCCGCTTGGCTACCAACAAGCAAGAAGGCGGCAAGTATTCCAAACTGTTGAGTGGTCCATGACATTTGAAGACGGAATCATGTATGCGGTTTCTGTTGTCAAAGGCGAAATTGCAGTATGTAGGAACATCAAGCTTGCCTGTCAGAGGTTTCTGAATCAACTTGAGGACAAGCATTGGGAATATGAGTTTCACACAAAGTATGTAGAGCATTTCCTTGAGTTTGCCTCAACACTGGTACACACGAAAGGCCCAGATGCCGGCAAGCCGCTTATCCTTGAGCCTTTTCAAATCCTGATTATTTGCGCCATCTACGGTTTCAGGAGCAAGAAAAATCCTGCTAGGCGTATGGTGACGGATGTTATCGTGTTCATTCCTCGCAAGGCCGGTAAGTCCACACTAACAGCCGCTATTGCGCTGTATGAACTCCAGTGGGGGGAAATTGGCGCTGAAGTCTACACATTGGCGACTAACAGAGACCAAGCAAGCTTGGTGTTTCACGCCGCACAGGGTTTTGTGGAGAATATGCCTAGTGATGTAGCGCAACTCTACAATCCAAGCCGCTACCAGATAACCAAGACGGGCGACAGTCAGACCGTGTTTAAAGCCTTGAGCCGTGACACGAAGAAAAGCGGTGACGGTATGAATCCCAGTTGCGTCATCGTGGATGAGGCCGCACAGATTGTAGACCGCAACGCGATTGAGGTGCTTCATTCCGGTATGGTGGCGCGAATGAATCCTTTGCGGATTTACATTACAACAGCCAGTTTTACCAAGGACACAAAATTCTATGAGGATATGTCCCTGTTAGAGGCAATCCTGAAAGGTGAAGCGGCTGACAATCCCCGTTGGTTTGGTTTGTTGTACGCATTAGACCCGCAAGACGATTGGAGAGACCCTAACACGTGGGCTAAAGCTAACCCTATGCACGGCATAAGCGTGTTCGAGGAAGCCATTGCGGGTAGAGCAGAGGAAGCAAAGCACAAACCGGCGGCGCTAAATGAATTCCTTTGTAAAACCTTGAATATCTATGTAAGCGCAAATTCAGCTTGGGTTGACCGTTCGTATTGGGATGATTCAGCCGTGTTGAGGCACAACGTAGGCCGTGTTCCTGAATCGGTGTTCATCGGTTTTGACTTGGCGGCAACCCGTGACTTGAACGCCGTGTGTACGCTCAAGCGGTTTGCTGAAGATGACTATGAGGCCGAATTTAAGTTTTTCCTACCAGAGGATGGCTACAACCTGATTCCAAAACATTACATGGATATTTTCCGTGTTGCGCGGCAATCAGGGATTCTCCACATTACAACAGGCAACGTAATGGATGACAGGGAAATTAGCGACTACATATTACAACAGGCGGCTATTTACGACATAAAAGAGATTGGATATGATGCATATAACGCATCGAGTCTTGTGGCGCGACTACACGATTCAGGTATG